TGCCCTTGTCCTCAAATGGGTCAAATGGCAAACCAAAGTATTTGGCTACTGCCCACTCACTACCAATTGACTCGGCTAATTCTGCCAAATAGGTCATAAATGATGTTTCGTTGTAATGACCTTTTGACTCTAACAAGTCGCCTTTGTCGCTGGTGATCTTGACAGCTGCAACCATGCACACACACATTTCATTTGCTGTGAGCTTGATTTTCAACGGCAACCACCGCAAAACCAAATGACCTTCTCGCGCCCATCATAGCCTTTTTGGTAGCCAAACGAGTCAAGCTTTGTAATCTGTGAGCATTTGTCACACTGCTCTACTTTGTACTCAGCGACTACTTCACCATTGAAAAGCAGCTTGCACATCATTGTTTTGACGTCGATCATTTCCATGTAGTCACTCATGGCAACCTCACAACCCACTGACCTGTGCTGCCTAGCTGATACCAAACAGGCTCACACTGATTTGCTTTGGCTTTTTCAGTGCAGAAATACCCGCCCCAAGCTTTACCAGTTTTGGCTGACTCGCCTGTTTTCCAAACGCGTGTGCCATGCTCGCAACGTGGCTTTTCCTCAACCAGTTGACCGCCCAATTGGTTTGCGATCTCGTCAATTGATGAACCCAGCGACGGTATGCCAGATTGCTCAGCTTCTGATGCTGTGGCGTAACTAGGCACGTCGCCGTGCTTTGTTGTCCAATAGTCATAATCAGCCTTGACATCAGCTGTGGCAACCTTTGTTGATAGCTTCTCGACCTGTTCCATTGTTTCGCGAGTTGCCTTTTCTGTCCCGCCCATGACCAATGCCATGACGCGCATCAAAGCTGAGGTCGTAGTGTCCTCGACAAACCAGCGTTTCATGTTTGGGTTGTAAGCTGCAATAAAGCCGTATGCGTAATCAATGCCTGCTGGCTCGATCTCTGTCTGATTGCGCCAAGCTTTAGCCTGTACGAGTATGTAGCCTTTTTCAGCATTGAACTCGACAATGTGTGCCTGCAAACGACCCTCTGGGTACGTTAAATTCCAGCGGTCTGTGCGCTCTTTATTGCCCTCGTAGTTATCAAGAAATGCCATTAGTCAGCCACCTTGTTTGAGATGTGACGGCTAATCGCCTTACGGCGTGCCATACCTTCTCGCTTGCCTTCCTTAAAGCCTTTGGCATAACCAGCTGCACCGCCAAGCACCATAAGAAAGATTACGCCAACCAAACGACCCAAAGTCTCTGGGTCTAATAGATCAAGTACCATTTAGAATTCTCCCGATTTCTAGGCGGTAAGTGTTACCACCTGAACTCAGGGTGACGCATCATTGGCGCGTGGTCAAGAACCTTGCGTGTTTGTCGGCGTGTCCTGTGGCTTTTGTTTAGATTTGAGTCCATTGCCAGCCAGCACACCGCCTAGCGAACCTGTAAGAAAGATCGCAAGTGTTTTAAGCAAGTCAATAAATGCAGCGTCATTAGGTGCTTGTGCCCCAATTGGCTGTGTGACAAAGATCAGTGCATAGGTAATGCCAACGGTTACAACCAAAAACACCGCAGCTAGTGTTGCCCCAATAATCAGGATTAGTTGCGCGTGTATTTCCTCTGGTGATTTGCGTCGTGCTGGCTTATCACGGGTCAATGCCAAGTAGGTCGTCAGTGCATGTTCCAGTTGGGAGGCATTGCGGTTTCTGACAATCCGCTTTTGACCAGTTGTCGAATTCTTGACACTCATAGCGCGTCCAGCCTTGATACCCGCAAGCGGACAGGATTAGTGCAAGTGCCCAAACCAACCCTGCCGCCGCAAGTTTCTGGCTACTTCCCCAAGTTGCCAAAACTTTTGTCATTTGGATTAAGCCAGCGCAAGATCACTGGTGCAACAGCTGCTGCCCCTGCCATTGCCAATGTCTTTGGGTCAGTCACACCTGCCATGTATAGGGCAAGTGCTGCTGCCATAAATGATCGCGCCCATGAGGCTGCTACGGCTTTTGCTTGTTCCATTTTTTGCTCTCCTTTTTGACTGCGGCTGCTTTTGCAGCTGGTGCATCTACCTGTGGAAATTCGCCTTTGTATGGCACAAATTTAGGTACGCCAAAACCGACGATTTCCTTGCCTTCTCCGTACGCTCTGACCTTGACCATAACCATGCCACCATTGCGTTGATCGCCTGTCCCAGACGTATTGCCTTCAATGGTCAAACATGTCTTTGTGTCAATGAGTCCGACAACAATACCAATGTGTGAAATGCGATCTACGCCGTCATGTGGAAAGTCCATGAAAGCCAAGTAGCCAAGCTGAGGCATAGTTGACCAGCGTTGCATTTCCTTAAATTTATGTGCGCCAACAGCTGTGCCAACAACGCTGTGGATTTTGACACCAGCTTGATTTGCACACCAATTGACAAATGAACCGCACCACGGCAAACCGTCTGCCTTTGTAAATTTGCCGTACTTTGTAAGGTTTTCGCCTTCCTCAATTGTTCCAACCTCAGCAGCTGCAACCTCGATCAAGCGAGCATTTGTGCCCTGCGGATAGTTACTCATCAGCCGTCACAATTGGTGTGGATTGTTCCGCTTGCTGGGCATCATAGGTTGATTTCAGCATTGAGGTGTATTCTCCGTTGCCTCGGTCAATAATGATATGTTCGTTGCCGTCTTTGTCTGTAACAATTTCATTTGTCATAGTTCTGCACTCACTCCTACGTATCCTGCGGTGTTGTTGTTATTTACCAGATAATAAAACCTAGTGTTGATTAAACCTGATGCAACTGTGGTTTCCAAACTTATGTAGTTTGGTCCTGTTTCTGATGAAACAAGTGTTAGCGCAGTTACGGCGTAGTTACCAACTCCAGGTTCATTTATCGCTAACGCTGAAAAGTCAAGGACAGTTGGACTAACTCGCATTGTTACAGGCGGTTGAAGTTTAGAAATTGCTTTAGTTGTACTGTAAGCAAGTGAAGTGCCGTTTGAACCATAGGCTGGTCCGTTAGCATTTCTAAAGTAATAACGCTGGCAAGCGGCTAATTCTCCTTGAAGTGTTCCTGTTGCAGTTTGGAAAGCGGTAGCAGTATTGCCAGCCTCTAACTGCCAGCCCCAAGTATCAAAGGTTGCTGCAGCACCAGTAAAGTTAATGCGTGGACGCAAGTGTGAACCTGTTCCAATAGTTTTGCCCGCAATTGAAGCAATTGAAACTGTGTAGGAATAACGAACCCAAGAAGTTGTAACGGAAAATGCATTTGTTGCAACTACGCTGACTGTGCTGCTTCCACCACTTCCAAACATTTGGTCAATTTCGATGCTACCAATTGAGATCGCAGTATCTGCTTTTGCCCAGAATGAAAATGTTGCAGTTGTTCCTGCTAAAGTTCTCACATCTTCAATGCGTTGGTAAAAGTAATCCGTGCCGCTTGCAACTGTTGTTCTTGCGTAACGCAAAAAATACTGACCTTCATATCCTGCTACTGGCGCAGTTCCTGGTGTAAAAGTCTGTTGGCTGATCGTGTTTGTATTGTTTTTCTGAATAAAAAATCTATCCGCGCTAAACATATCAACGGTTGTTGAAAAACTTGTGCCTCGTTGCCAGACTCCAAAATCTCCGTTAATGATTTTGTTTTTACCAGCAGCAAAATTAGCCTGATAGCGCAAGCCTGTTGAGGTGGAACTATCTGCTACGAGTGTCTCGCCATTGTTGCCTACTGCTAGGCGGGCTGGTGTGTCGTTTGCACTAGCTGCAACAATGTCGCCTTTTGCGTCAACGATTGAATTCTGAATTGCGTTTGCGTCGTCAGTTGTCACCCATGTGAAATCCATGTTCGTGTTGCTTGCCTTAGATAACACCTGACCTGTTGTGCCACCTTTAAGATCAGCTAATGACGTGTCAACAGCTTGTCCAAATACCTCAAAATCGGCAGGCAAGTCCGTTACGAGATCACTCGCTGTTGGCATTTGCCAGTTAAAATTCGACGTTGGGTTTGCCATGTTTTCTCCTTCTTAGGTGATAATTGTCGCACGTGCCCAGTCGAGTGTTGGCGACACGCCCGACCAAGTAAATGCAGCTGAGATTTCGTCCCATTGCAAAGCCTGCAATGAGTAAGCCGTTGGTGAAATGTTAAGAGTGATCGAGAGTTGGTTGTAGGACGCCTGAAATGACCAGCCCTCAACAAAGCCTTGAAAGATACCGCCCATGTTCGCTGGTAGGTCATTGATTGCTACTGCCTCACCCATAAACACGCCAATGAGGTTGT